CAATCTGGCGGCGACCAGCGCCCAAGACTCCCATTGCCGGCTGCGTTGCAGCGCCAAGGGTTGCGCCAAAGCCACCAGTGACTGCGGCCTGTTTCAGAGCTTCCAGAGGATCTTCCTCATAAGCACCGCCAAGACCACTGACAAACCCATAACCAGCACCAGAACCACCGGCTTGCGCCATGCGCTGACCCATCCCCATGACCTGGCCCGTCGTAGGTGCTGCCGTCATGTATGTGCCGGCTCGGCTCAATGTCGGCGCCACTGAAGGCGCAACCTGCCTAATGGCTGGCATAACTGCGGCGCCAACTCTAGTAGGAATCTGCGCCATAGCCGTTGGCAAGCTCGCGCCTGCTTGCATAACGCCAGACGTTATTGGGTACTCCTTCTCAAAGGACTCGGCAGCACCACGGAACACATCTCGGCCTTGCTCATAGGCTTGACCCAGTGGCATACCCATGCGCCCACCAGATAAGGCATATTCAGTCGCGGCCATTGGCGCTGTAACAGCACCAACGATCCTCGGTAAGAAGTTAAGCGTTGGGCCTTGCATTGCGCTGACCGTTGCGCGTAATGCCGTTGGCAGTTGTGCGCCGGCTTCATAAGCCTTTGACTTTTGCTCCTTCAAGAACGAAAGGATTTCTTTTGATGAGTACTGCGCTTCGATGGCGCTGTTGATCTGCTCGCCGACATCTGGAGTTGCAGCCAGAAAATCAACGATCTCATCGTCGCTGTATCCAGCCTTCTTGGCTTCAGATATTTTCTGCTTGATGCCTTCCATGATGTGCGCCTTTTTATCGAGTCTATTAGCGATTAAAAATATCACCCAAAGATGGCCTTGCTGCGCCGCCAGGAGCCTGCGAAGCGCCGCCAGAAGGCCGCTGCTGGCGCATCACGGATGGCGCAGTGGCTGGAGCGCCGAGTGCTGCATCAAGGTTCTTGAAGTTGTAGGCGTTACCAAAGCCTTTATACTCATCGCGCTTGGCGTTGTAGGCTTGCGCCGCAGCAGCATACAACTCATTGGAAAGCGCCTTGAAGTCTTCGCGCTGTGTCGGGGTCAGCTTTTGACCAGATGACCACATATTGAAATAGTTGCTCAGTCTGTCCATGCGTCCAGACGCGGCCATCGCTATACCGAGTTCAGACTCACGAACCACAGAACCGGGATCAAGCAACTTCATGACTTTGGTGGCGCCAGCCACATCGCCAATCGGAGTCTGCTGATTAAGTGCAGAAATAACCTGACCGTAAGCAGACTTCATGTCGCTGAAGTCTTTGTAGATCGGCTCGCCCTTAAAGGCTGATGCGAGCTTCATCTCGTTTTCAAAGCCTTTTTGTCCTTCTGCCACATTGACAGTCGTGGTTGCCGCACCAGATCTACGCAGGTTCATCACATTCTGCAATGTGACGGGCGTATTAGTTGCCTCCAAGATTCTGATCTCTGAAGGCGATGCATCTGGTTTTTCAAGTTGACGTAAGTTCGCAATCGACGGTTCCAAGCCCAAAGCCTGTAGCGTCCTGATCTTTTCAGGTGCAGCCTCTGGCCTTTCAAGAAGTCGCAAATTCTCAATCGTTACGGGCATCCCCAATTCGCCAAGCAATTTCGCCTTATCAGATGGCGCAGGTGGCTGCGTCAGTTTAAGCAACTCAGCAGCAGCCTCTCTCCTGGGCAAGTTCTGGAGCAGATTGATCTGAGCATCTGTAAGCACCCGAGCGCCCGGAGCGCCCATACCAGCAGGCGCAGGTCGCCCAATCATTTGGGCGCGTGCGACTGTCGGGCCAGAGGGCAAGCCAGGCGCTGCCAGCGCTTGCGCTGGAGTCATGGCAGCAGCAGCACCGCCACCCCTCATGCCTTCCAGTGCAGATCTAAAGCCTTGAGTTGCCAAAGCCTCCTGCCTAGCCTCCTCGAGCTTCTGCCTCATCAGCATCTGCGTCAAGGCAGACTGCTGCGCTCTCTCTGCGCCCGTTTGCCCTGCCTCGAGCGCAGACCCAAGCGCCTGGCCCAGGCTGACTCTGCGAGTTGATGGGCCACCTGCTTGCAGCAACGCCGCTGCTGCCGCGAGCAACCCGCGCTGATTGATTGCAGCGCGTTGCTGCGGTGTCATCAGGTCTTCAAGCTCATTGCCGCCGAATAGCGACCCGAGCAATCCTTCAACAGATTGACTTCTCCTGGCGGCAGGTGCAGCAGATGCAGCAGGTGCAGCAGGTGCAGCATCTGGAACGAGCAGACCTGCAATAGAAGGCTGCACAGATCTTTGCGCTGGTGCGACGACAGGTGCGCTTACCGCTTCAGCAACAGGAGCAGAAACAGGCATGGCGGCAACAGGCGCGACTTCAGGCGCGGCAACAGGCGCCGCCTCGTCAGAACTAAAGACGCGAGGTGCAGCGGCAGGGTACTTGATCCCAAGACCTTCCAATGCTCGCGGAAGCCTCACTTTTTCACTTGCAGCTTCAAATTCTTTATCAACTGCCGCCTTTTGATTTTCATCTAAAGCATAGTAAAACGGATTTTTGAATTTTCGTTGCGCAATAGCATCTTTATCTTCCCCGCCGGTGATTTTTTTTAGATCTGGCCTATTAGCCATCAAAATCCTAGCGGCCTGATTTTCAAGCAGTTCAGCCTGGCTGCGCTGGCTGGCTGCTCTTGAGCTTAATGGGTCCGTTGTGTCAGCGCGTACTTGCGCGGCTTCTTGAAGTATTCTGCGAATTGAGTTCTGAACATCATCTGGCAAACCTTCCAGAATTGGTTCATTGAACGAATAATCAAATGCCGTTGCCATATCAACTCCTTAGCCAAGCAGGCCCAGCAATGCGCCAAAGCCAGCGCCGTAGCCAGCACCGACTGATGGTATTCCAGCACCGATCTGCGATCCAGCCAATGCACCGCCAAGGATGCTTGCGCCCCTGTTTTGATAAATTGGCGTCGTCTGCGTCATCCCGAGGTTTGGAAGCTGGCCGCTCAATGCACCCTGCGAGATGCCAAGGCGCTCGAGGCCAATGTTGCGCAGCGCGTCCAATCGCTGCTGCTCCAACTGCTGACGGGCACCGCCCAACCCGATCACATCCATCGCCCCCTGGCGGCCAATCTGCCGAGCCTGCTGCGCCAGTTGCGCCGCCTGCCCAAAGCCTTGCTGTCGCAGCAGTGCGCTAGTGCGAGCGGCTTGCTGCAACGCGGCCTCGTTGGTGAGCGACTGCGCCACGCCCTGCCGGCTCCCGCCAAAGGCCCGTGCCGCCGTGGCGCGTTGCGCCTCTTGCGCTTGGGCCATCTGGCGCTGCTCCTCAATGTCGCGCAGGCTTTGCTGCACCACCTGCTGCTCATAAGGATTCTGGAAGGCGGCAATCTCCTCTGGCATGAACGGAGTCAATCCGAGGTTTGTAAGTTGCCTCTCGCCAGCCTCGTACAGTGGAGTAAAGCCAGCGAATTGCCGAGTCGGCAGCGCTGCCGCGACGCCTCGAGCCTGCTCCAGATTTGCAAGATAGGCTTCGCGGATTGCTGGGTCTATTTGCGATGTAACCGTCTGAGTGCTGCTTCCTGAGCCACCGCCCAATAGTTTTGACAATGCCAAAGCACCGCCGCCAATGACCAGCGGATTGTCATACCAACTTGCTTCAGTAGCCATTTTCCTACTCCTTATTTCCTACGCATTTTGATACTGGCTCGGCCTTCGTTCAAGGCTTGCAGCTTTTTCTGTCCAAGTTTCTTCGTGGTCGATTTCTTAATGACGTACTCGCCGACCTGCAAGGCGCCATATCCTTCATCTGGTCCAGGCAGCGTGTCATCCATAAGCAACCCGCCAGCCGTCACCATGCCGCCATCAGCCCAACCACCACCATCTCCACCGCCTTCTCCACCGCCACCAAAGCCACCATCACCACCAAAGCCACCATCGAAACCACCACCTGATTGAGCACCACCTGCATCTGCTTCGCCGCCTGCGCTTACGCCACTTTCTCCACCATTAACGGCACCACTATCGGCACCCATTCCGACATCACCCATCGCGGCAACGTCTGCGGCTGCTGCAATGGCATCTGCTACAGCTTGCGCGTCAGCCGCTACAGCAAGACCAGATTCATTTGCTATCGCATCAGCAATAGCCTGCGCCTCTGATTGCGCCAAGGCTTGATCTTGCGCCACCTGCGCTGACTGCTGTTGAGATTGAGAGTCCAACATCCCATAAACTTGATCTGCTGCTTGGGTCACTGCTTGAGAAACGCTTGTCCCACCAATCACGGCATTTGCAGCCGCTTGAGCAATCTGACCAACCTGGGCATCAGTTAGTCCATTAGCGATTGCCATAGAAGCGGCTTGAGAGGCAGCAGAAGCAGCAGGGCCACCTGTGCCAGCAGGGCCAGCAGTTGCAGCCGCTGTGTCAGAGTCCATTGTATTTAGACCTTGCGTGTCTGCAATGGCGGCACTTAAATTCGCGGCAGCTTGATTCGCCGACTGATTAAATGCTGAAGCCGCCAAACTAAATGGTAACCCGGTGAGCATACTGGCAAGCATTGCAGCGCCTGGACTCATTGTGTTGGCAGTCACCTGACCAGATGGGGACAATGAGAATCCACCCATCCCGGTGCTTACGTTGCCGGTAGGTGATCCTCCACCAAGCAAACCACTCAAAGAAAAGCCGCCGCTTGTAGAACTCGTCTGACCAGTATCAAGATCGCCGCCACCAACTCCACCGCCACCACCGCCAGTATCAAGAAGGCCAGGGACATCTGAACCTGGGCCTGTTATATCGGTACTCGCTCTGCGACGCTGATACAGGCCAGGGTCATAGCCACCAGCAAATCCTGCGTAGTAATCAGCCATTGCGCTCGGCGCTGCCTGCTGGCCCATGATCCTGCTGTAGATGTCGCCTTCGCTAACGTAATAGGGTAGTCTTGTCGCCATCTTTCAGCCTTCTTTCGTACTGACAATTTTACGCGCCATCACCGTTTTCCTGCCGCAACAGCTTCCATTCGCGGCACACCTACACGCCAATCTTCAAGCACCGCCCCGGTGTATCGGACCTTGACCTGGCGTCCAGAAAAACGCACATCGGTTGGCTGGCTCGCGGTGTACGGACCAAATGTCGTCTCAGTCGATGTCGGGTAATTCCTGACCTTAAAGGACACCTGCACTTCTCCCAGTGTCTGCTCGTCAGGCACCAATTGCAAGACTGACATCGTCTGATCGCCATTGCCCAACTCAATCGGGCCAGACTCGGCAAAAGGCGTCGCAGAGTCGTAGGCATAGCCGACCTCATGCTCGTAGATATACCCGTCGCTTGATACCATCAGCGGGTTGGTGAAGACTCCTCGATCCGTCCCCGCCGTCCGAGCCAGATCGCCAATGGCCCAATGGCCTTCACGGTAGTTGTAGACCACATAGGAATCGTTCTCAGTGGATTGGCTTGACGGGTAGAACCACCAGATCTCGCCATACTTTGAGTTATTCACAGCGTAGATCTTGCTCGCCTGCGAGACATTAAGATCTTGGAAGACAAAATCCGAGACATCGCACGGCAAAGGCTTGACATATCCGTCATAAATCCAGAACCCGGAAGTTGACATCCAGATCGCGGCAGTCTCAATGGCCGCGACTGACTGCGAAGAAATTACGCCACAGGCAGATCCAACCTTCTCAAAGCTGTACACATAAGGCAAACCAATATAGGTCGCTGTATGGACATCGACATCAGTGAAGAGGATGCTGATGCCTTTGACGCGCTTTCCGCACTTGAGATTTCCAACCGTCGCCAACTCAAAGTCACCGGCCTGATTCGTCGCGGTAGGCGTCCAGACGGTGTTGTTTTCCTGATCGCACCACTGCACTTTGCGAGGGTTGCCGCCAGCGCCCAAAGCAAACAGAAACCGCTCTGATGTGACAAGCAAAGCCTCGTTGCTGGTTGGCGCATTCGTAATGGCTGCGGCCAGAGTCGGAGTGGAAAAGCCAAGCTGCCACTCGTAGAGCTTGCCGTCAGCATTGGAGCAACCGACCAAGTACTCGCCCCATGTGTCCAGAGTCCAAGTCGTGGCCGGCGTGATGTTGGTCAGATCTGGCCTCGCAACACCGTAGGAGTATGAGCCATAGGTGCTGTAGCCGTATCCGATCTTCACGATGGCATCGGCATTGCCAGCCGTAAAGCCTGTCGGGGTGATGTCTTTGAGCGTGCCGCCCTCGTTCATCGCGTACAGCTTTGAATGCGTACCCGCTCCAATCCAGCGCTCTCCAGAGTTGTCGCGCCAGTTAATGAAGCCTCTGCATTTTCCTGTCATTTGCGCAGTGCTGCGCTTGCGCCACCCGCCAACAGGTCGCATAGTTCCTTCGTACCAGCGAACAAGTGATGCGTCAAAGTACCTGCCAGCAGACTGATACTCGGTGCCGTTACGGTAGACGCCAGGCGGGATCTTCAGAGGAATGTAGGCCATGATTTCAAGCCGATCTGTTAGAGACAAAAGTCACAGTCAGAATTATGGATGGAGTCGCAGGAATTGCGGGAGTCGTACCGCTGGCCGTGACCGCTGGGAAGTGTTCCAAAGAGACACCAGAATCTGTGACCCTCCACATCATCTCAAAGTAGTCGTCTTTTGCAAGCTCAAGATAGAAGTTCATCGCGGCAATCAATCGGCTGGCCGATCCAGTTGATTTTCGAGCCTTAATGCCAAATTGACTATTTGATGCCGTTACATCAGTGCCATTCTTTTTGAACCATATATCAACATCCTGCACATCGTTTGTCGTGTTGATGAACTGCGCACTAAATTGGATGTTGTACAAGCCATCTTGAGCCACGACAACCTTCGACGGAAGATCGCCCGTCATCGCGGTAGAGATCACGGTCTGCGATGTGGATACTGTATATGTGCCAGTGCCGCCAGAGGTACCCGTTAGCTGCGCGACGATCCTTGTCCCAGCCGTTACGCCAGTGCCGCTAATCTGCATCGACGGATAGATTGATCCAGCAGAAACAGCAGATACCGTCAGCACCGTAGTAGCAATCGATCCAGTAAACGACGCAGTGCGAGATGAAACAGAGATCCCGTTGCTGTAGTCCGTCGTGTTGAGTCGGAAATAGTACGCCACCGCCGTAGATCCGTCAGTCTGGTCTGTGTCGTCTTGAAATGCTCCGTAAGGCAGATTCAGATACTTGCCGCCACGCGGCCCGAAAACCGTCGCCAGCGCGTTAATCAGCTTGATAAAGAATGTCCTCATCGATCCGTTGCTCTGATCGATATAGGCGCGGTCATACAGAGTCGGCGCCGATCCGATACTCGGAGGCGCCGGCGTCTGTATCTGCTGATTGAGGTTTGTCGCCATGCCTATGCCAAGTGTTTGCTCTCAGCCTCAATGCCATCGAGACGCCGCATCCAGCCCTTGCCAAATGTGGCAAAGGTTGACAGGCTCTTGTAGTGGGCCTCGCGCAGATGACAGAAGTCGGCAATGATTGCGACGGGTTCCTTGCTGGCAACCGCAGCCATTGTTGCTGGGCCGATCTTGCCGTCTGCTGTTACTCCAACAGCTTGCTGTAGAAATTTACTAGCGCGACCAACGCCAGCATTGACGGCACAATCAAACACGCACAGATCAACACCAGAAGGAAGGTCATCCCCGCGAACAGCGTCCCAGTAACGCTGCTTGTACAGCGGAGAAACCATCTCCACAGTGAGTCCTCGCATGTCAGCTTCAGTTGCGGGTTTGCCATTCCAATCCTCCCAGACTTTTTTTGTCACCCCTAGATTAGTCATACCGCCGGGGTCATCTTTATGGTTCACATACCCTCCTTCGTACTTGAGGATATGTTTGAGAGCTTCTTCCCAGTTTTCTTTCATGTCATTTCCCCACTGATTTAGAAAGCAGATCCGTCTTAGCCTGCGAACCGGCAGACGATCCAAAGTAATAAGCAATGATGCCTGTCCATGCGGTGCCCAGAGATCCAAGCATCATCAGGATCGCAGGGTTGTTGCTGTCGATCTGGTTGAAGAACATCATCACCATGATGCCAAAAAATCCAATCGTCACGGCAGCGGCCAGGATCGGCGGCATCATCGAGCGGGTAGTCGCCTGCATCTCCCTTGCGCTCTTGCGATCCTCAACAGAGAGCTTCTCAAAGTTCAGACCAAGTTCCTGCGCCTGCTTCGCCAACTCAATCTCTGCGAGCTTGACCTGCGCGATCTGGTCAGCCGTGAGCTTGTTGTTTGAAATCAGGTCACCGACCTTGCCCTCATCGACTCCAATGGCCTTGGAGATCGCAGATACCGCCATGCCAGCTAGTGGTCCTCCCATCGCGGTAGCAATCGTCGGTGCAATTTGTTTTAGCCACTCCATATCTCAGCCTCCTCTTTTTGTAAGCATGGCGCTGGCGATCTCCAGCATGAACTTGGTCTGCTCAAGGTTCTTGGGTGGCTCGGCCCAGCCCACAGTAACCTGACCAACAAAACGATATGAGTCTGGCGGCACACTCACCCGGCAGGTGAAAGTGACACCCTTTTGCAAATACCAAAGACCAATCTCTGACTGAGCGTAGCGGTACTCGCCGCAAGGGATCTCGTTAGTCATCAGCTTGACCACATCGGCGTTGTTCGCAGCGTTGTGGGTAAACAGGCCAACATCAATGTCGTCTATGCTTTTGTCTCTGCCTTCTTTCGTGAAGGCGCGATACAAGGTGCGAGAGTTAAACAGCGGGTTGACCTTGAAGATCGCCACCACCGTGGCGCCTGTTTGCTTAAATAGCATCGTTGCAGCGTCTTCTGCCCTGTCTGTTCGTATCTCTGGCAGCTTCTTTGACTCCTTGTAGGCGTCACGAATGAACTCCTGACTCTCGTACAGTGCAAAGCCAGCGAATGCGATGACGGCCATCAGGATCACAGCAAACAGCTTGAACGGCGAGTCCACATACCCAAGAATCTTGTCTAGGGTTGTGTTCGCGTTCAGCTTGTCTGTCATGTCGCCTTCACCACTGCCCAGATCGTCACTGCAATAGCAAAGCCGCCAACCGCCAACCCGATCAGGATGGCGATGACCTCTTCAATCTCTGTCTGCCGCCTTTGAGCCGCTTCCTTCTTGCGCCGCGCTTCGTGAGCAGCGTCAATGTCCATCTGCTTTGCCCTGGCCGTGATTCTGGCCCAGACGTCCATCTTGTTGCTCTGGAAAAAGAGCATCTTGATCTGCTCTTCAAACTCCCTTGCCGACTCCAGCGCCATTTCTAGTTCAAGCGCTTTGCCTAAAGATGATCCCTTAAAGCCGCCAGCCTTGGCCTTCTTGACCACCTCAATGGCCTGCTCCTTGGCGTCAAAGTACTTGCCCAGCACCGGCCCGAGCGAGGCTACATCGTCAACGGTCTTTGAGACTTTCTTGACAAGCTGAACTGCCGAGGAGATGGCAGCAAGAGCGCTTACTGGATCGATCATTTCTTTTCACGCCACTCAAGACAAAACACTTTCCTGTCGTAAACGTCACCCGTCCAGGCCCACCTCACGCATTCGTACTTCTTCTCTGCCTGCTGCTGCTGCGTCTGCTGCAAGAGACTCGGTGCAATCTCTATAGGCTCGGCAGC